TTAATAATCTTGGCTGGGTCGGTTGTTACTAAGCTATCTTTGATAGCAAAGTTTGTGCTTTTTACATAATTACTCATGCTGTTTTCCCTGATGCGTAGAATATATCAATCTTTTGAATTGACAATGGACTTCCGTTAATATCTGCTTCAAATCCAATTTGTACTACTTTTCCGTTACCACTAAGGTTTGTCTTTGTGTTTACTAAGTCAATACCGTCGCTATATTTACCTTCATTGTATTTATCAATGTTAAAATAGCTAGATACTTGACCCGGAAGAATCAAAGAACCTGCTTGATACAGTTCAGAATAGTCAAAACCCCACTTAACAGTTAATGGCTGAGTTGACCCACCAATAGCTGTAAGATATAGTTTCTTTAAGAACTTTAAAGATGTCGGAGTATCTAAGTCAAAATAGTTCGTAAAGTAAACCATACGGTATTTAGCACCGTTGTCTTGATATGTATTATACTTACCGATGTATCCTACTTGACCTAGATATAAGCTACGGTCTTGCATAATGCAGAAAGATGTAGGATTAATCTGATTCCAAACAGTTACCCTAGCTGCCCCGTTCTCTAATACTCCACGAGTATCGAAACAATAAGTAACTTTAGATACCGGAAGAGCTAATAAATACATTGCTTCGTTAGGATAGTAGATACCTTTAATACCTTCTACAACCTCGCCGTTGACATAAGACATAAGCTCGTCTCGAACATTCTTTGAGACATCACGAAGCGGTAATGATTTCTCTTGTGTCAAACGCAGTAAAGACTGAACACCAGTATCAGACAAGAACATAACGTCAGTACCTGCCACAGACTGTACAGAATCACGAGCGATACAACCAATGTTACTAATTACGTCTTCCAGTGTCATTGTAGACGGAGTCTTTGCTCCAGAATAAATGACGATGTGTTTCTTACAGAAGATTACCAAGAAACCGTTATGTGCTGCTAAAGCAACAATCGGGTCGCCAGTAGGAATAACAGCACTAATATCTAACGAACCAGCGGTGCCTGTAGTCCAGTCTGAAGGGTCTTGTAAGTCAGTAAAGTATACTGTTTGTGTATCAGACGAATCAACGTTTGCTACCCAAAGACGACCATAAGCATTTAAAGCACAAGAAGGTTTAAAATTATTTACGGTGTAAGTTCCGGGAAATGTTGCAATATCTCCTAAGCGTTGAAAACCGTAGCCATCAACGTGAGTATGTGGAGCTGTTCCTAACTTGTGCATGACTAGCGGAATATGTCCTGCTTGTACCCAGACAGCGTGAGCAGATGCTGTAGGACCTGTACCGTAAGGAAGATTTACAGCTTGCCAGTTATCATCGGTAATACTATATGTAGTTAGAATATTTATAGTATTCGCATTTCCGCTTGTTGTCTCTGATGAAGCAGATGTAAGTTGATAGGTAGAACCAGACACACCTGATACAGTGTAGATACCTTCGTCAGCAGTTCCTGACGTTGGACCAAAGTAAATCACTTCTCCGTTGCTATATGTATGACTAGACTGAGTTACAGTAATTGTTGTACCTGTCTGCGTATAAGATGTAGTCGCTGCAGGGAAAAACTCTGTTCCGCCTACAGGATATTCGACATAAGCACCGGTAGTTGGGTGTGTGCCGTAAATCTTATTGTTTGCAGCAGCAAAGATTAAGTTGTTGTCTGCTTTAACAAACTCAAAGATAGTTTTAACTGAACTGCTATTAAAAGCAGTAGGGTTAACTTTAGTCCAGCCTTTACGTGAACCAATACGACCAAACTTGTCAATAACACAGTTATCGGCTTTAAGAGCAAATCCAGAAGCTAAGGTTACTCCAGAATCTTGGCTGTTTAAGCCATAGAATCCCGGAGCAGCGATGGAAGCAGCTTTTAGTGCCTTCATACGCTATCTTTCAGATATTGAATCGCAGCCATCAAATTGTCTTCATTTTCTTTTAACATTCCAATTCCAACATTACAGTGAGAACAGAGTAATCCTCTAACTTTATTAGAAGTATGACAATGGTCTACAACTAATTTTCTCGATAATTTCGACTGGTCTATGTTGCAAATAGCACATTTATTATCTTGTGCTTCTAATAATTCTAAATACGCTTGTTTCGATAATCCGTAAGTATATTCCCGTTTATAGTGACTATTGTATTCGGCAATATGCTTTTTATTCTTTTCTTTCCATACTTTTGATGCTTCACGGTCACACGCTATGCAGTTAGACCGCTTCTTATCTTTATTTCTTTCATCTTTGTGAAAAGAATTTAAAGATTTTACTTCTTTACATTTTGAACATTGTTTGCTCAAATTGCCAACCATTCCTGTTCTTCAATATATCGACCACTTTCCAACGCAATAGCGTCAGCAAGGCTTGTCAAATACAACGCATAGGCTTCGTTGCTTGTCACTCCAGAATCTTCACCACGCTCAGCCACGGCACGAGCATAAGCACCCATTATGACAGGCTCATGTGGTACATAAAGCACATCAGCATCAGCTACTAACTCAACTTGTGGTTTAATAATGTTGAAGCGAAGATTATAAGCACCGTCAGGAATAGGATATAGGTCGACTAATGTGTCTCCGTTAGTATCTGTTCCGTTAAAGTTGAAGTAAATCGGAGGACCTTTAGCAGGGTCGTTTACTAAAAAGGCTTGGTCCATCCACCGTGTAGTACGGTTTTGCATTATCATGTTGCTGCTGTCGTTGATAATGTCAATTAGACGGAAACGCTGTCCTGAGCCGGTCAGAACATAGCTAAAAATATTAGCAGTGGTTGTTGCAGACAATGTGTCAGATAAAGAATTCCAGTTATAGGCATCTTCTACTTGACGCTTAGAATCGTTGATATACGTAGCTATGAGCTTAGCATAGTCGTTATCGTTGACGGACGTAACCTCAGCTTCACGCAATCTACGTAAAACTGAGTTCGTCAGTTGTAAAAAGTTATAAGCAGCCATTATTTTCCAATCTTAACACAAATGTTGTAAAAATGCAACACTTTTCTTTATTATTTTTACCACTTAACCTTATCAGCCCAGTACGCTGCAGACATCTTACCTTTAGCGATATTAGTGGCATGACGAGCCTTAAAAGCCTTATTTCTAGCAGAACCGTCAGGACTGCCCTTAACACCTTGTTGACCAAAGCGAATCAGCTTCTCTTGGTCTCCTGACTTAGCAAGCACAGCATGGGACTTAGTAGGGTGGTTCGGTGTCTTCTTAGGCTTGTTATAGCCTGAAAAGGTCTCTTTACCCTTCTTAATCATTTCTTTTTCTTCTTAGCTACACCAGCTTGCGATAGAGCAATAGCTACAGCTTGTTTCTGAGACTTAACAATAGGACCCTTCTTAGAACCTGTATTAAGTGTCCCTGTCTTCCATTCGTGCATTACTTTACCGATTTTAGCTGTTTGTTTCTTAGTAGTTTTCATAAATGTTTAATAATCCAGTCTTTAAATAAGGTTAAAAAGATACCAACTCCGGAAGCAATAAATGCAACACCTCCTAAAAATCCTTTATACCGAGTCATTTCGTCCTTGACTTCGTGTAATAACTTTAAAAGTTCTTTATTGCTGTCTTCGAGGTCATCGACCTTAGTTTCTAACACAGCTAAGCGTTCGTGGTGGTCTGTCATCATTCAACATCCATAATCAGTTGTTGGGCTTGTGGAGGAACACCAGCAGCAGCTAGTAACACTCTTTGTCCAACTTCATTAGCCTTAACCATTTCATTTCTGAAAGACTCAACTGCAGCACCAGTACTACGTTGTTGTTGGCTGTTCTCAATCATTAAAATAGGAAGCCAAGCCATAGAGCAACCATAGTCGTCTATTTCTTCACCAGTATTAGGATTGTTACCACGAACGGCAATAAACCATGCACAGTCTAGTTGACGACAAGGTTTAAAACCATCTAAAGGACAGTTTGTTTTTTGCTCTAATTTCATGCTTGTGGACTATTAGGAAGGATTGGAGGAAGTAAAGCTAACTCAGCTTGTCTTTTAGCTTCATCAGCATCCATCTTTTCTTGTCTTTTAACTAAGCAAGTTTCTACCCAAGAAGGAAGTTCTGTTAATCCTTCATTTACTGGTTTAGTTCCGTCTTCAAGAGTGTTAAACTCTAACTCACCTTTTGTATCGTCCCACTGTAATGCATGTACATTACTTGGAACAGAAGATACATCAACATTAAAGACAAACAGATTATCAAGACCGACTAATCCGTTTTCCACAACAACTGTAATTCGAGACATATTAATCCTTAGTAGCAATAATAACATCTACATATTGTACTGCTAAATCAATAGCAGTTCCAGTAAAGCTAGAACTTGCAGTACCTGAGCTAAATGTAAATGAACCAGAACCTGAGAATGAGTGATTGTGTGCTCCGTTACCGCCTGTAGCATTGGTGTTTGCTGCAACGTTAATAACAGTCCACATAGAGCTACCAGCAGTACCATTAAGTCCATATCCCTGATTAGGCATTGTATGAACGTGGCTTGGCATCTGGCTTTCTACCAGAGTCGTATTACCTACTGTACCGCTAACACCTACAGAGCCAGCAACAGCAGTAATACTTGTGCTTACAGAACCTGCAGGAGTCTTGCGTGCAAACGCTGTAGTAAACGCTACTGTACCACCAGAACCAGCAGTACCTGAAACAACACGTAGTGCTTTGTTATCATGCGTAATAGATTTAGTCCAGCCAGTTGGTGCTGCTGTCTGAGCAAATAACATTGCTGTTCCGCTAGGGAAAGCAGAAGTTAGATAAGTAGCTGTGTCTAAAGTCCAAGTGTTTGCAGCAGTCTTTTTCAGTAATCCAGAAGTTCCAGATAAAGCCCCAATCGCTTGTAAATCCGCATCATATCCTTGAATAGATACACCAATCGCTGAGGACTGTAGTGCTGAATCCGCTTTTGTTCCTTGAGCAGCAGTTGCATAATCCGTAGCGGCTGTTGTAGCTGCTGTACCTAGACCAAGATTTGTCCTTGCGGTAGAGACACTTGTGACATCTGATAAATTGTTGGATTTCTGCATGAATCCAGAGACATCAATAGAAGCTGCACTAGCAGCAGCGTCTTGAGCGTACTTTTTAGCTGAATACTCTGAACCGTCAACAGTACCTGTAGTCTTATTAGCCCAGTTCTGTGCTAAAGTTGCTGAAGAGGAAGCATTAGACGCTTGTGTAGTTGCTGTGGACGCAGAACCTGACGCACTGGTAGCGGATGATGCAGCGTTCGTCGCTGATGTAGAAGCTGCACTGGCAGAATTTGATGCGTTAGTTGCGGATGTAGCTGCAGCAGACGCAGAACTAGCTGCGTTAGTTGCTTGTGTTGTAGCAATACCTGCTTGAGTTGTTGCAGTACTAGCAGAGCCTGAAGCGGCTGTTGCACTTGACGCAGCATTGGTTGCGGATGTTGATGCAGCAGAGGCTGAAGTAGACGCATTAGAAGCTGAAGTACTTGCTGCTGATGCTGAATTAGATGCTGCTGTTGCTGATGTACTTGCCGCTGATGCGGAACTTGCAGCAGCAGTTGCACTGTTTGACGCATTAGTTGCTTGAGCGGAAGCGGTTGAAGCATATCCAGAAGCAGAGGACGCAGAGGCTGCAGATAGATTAGCGTTATACTTGGAAGAATAATCACTTCCTGAAACTGCACCAGAAACCTTAATAGCCCAGTCTTGTGCAAGAGTAGCTGACCCTGACGCATCCGAAACAGCAGTGCCAATAGCTGCTAACGAATCCGCAGCATCAGAAGCACTAGCAGCCGCTGCAGTCGCAGAGCTGGACGCATTGGTAGCTGAAGTAGACGCATTAGAAGCGGAGGTGCTTGCCGCTGATGCTGACGAGGAAACAGAAGAAGCAGAACTAGCTGCACCGGTTTCTGCGGTCTCTGCATTAGCTTCAGCAGTTTCAGCAGCAGCTTGAGCCGCTTCAGCAGCTAATTGAGCAGCAATCGCAGCTTCTTTTGCCTGTACGGTTAATATAGCTTCACTGGAGCTATCTTTAACAGCGTCGCCAGTTCCACCTGCTCCACGATAAATACCCAATTTTGTCTCCCTGTCTTATTTAAAGACTCTTTAATGTAGAATAACTAATTAAAGAACACTTAAACAAGACAGCCCCCGAAGGGGCTATCCTGATTTACAACTTAGGCTACAGCCAAAGCAACAGCAGAAGTATCACGCAACTCTGAAACACCATAAAGTGTGTCAGCAGTAAACAATGTACCGAGGTACTCTTGCTTGTACTGAGTTTGTGAACGAACAGCAACTTGCTCAGCTAATACAGCGAAGTCTTTATGAGCCATCAAAGCGATACGGTCTCCATCAGTAGCAGAGTCAGCGTTTGTTGTTACATAAACTGAAACACCATAGATGTCACCAATCATACCGTTACGGATGCTGTTAGCAGAACCAGCTTCACCAACGGAGTTGAAAGTTGTGAACTCAGACAAACCGAGGATTGTGTTACGTGATGCAGGAGGAATGATGAAGAAACGACCATCCATCGGAACATCAGCGTCGTCCAAACGTTGGATTGTGCGGCGGATTGCAGCAGCAGTCAAAGCAGCAGCAGTACCTGTGTACAAAGTTGTACCATCAGCACCAGAGTAAGCCTTGTCATAAGCAGCAGTACCGTCACCACCGTTAGCACCACGACCTAGCTTAATCAAGTCAGTATCAACTTGTTTAGCCAAAGCGTAGCCAGCGTCATCAGTGTAGAACTGACGTAAAGAAGACAATGCTTGAGTCTCGACGATGTCCTCAATCAAACGGCTATATTCATAGTGTTTGTTGATAGACACAACTACTTCAGACTCAGTGTTAGCGTTCAATGTAACTTGTGTTTCAGCTACCTTGAGGTTTGCAGAGCCACGAACCGGTGCAGGGATATGCACTGTGTCGCCTTTTTTGCCTTTGAAAGACATTTTCTTGAAAAGGTTTGCAGCTACCAAGTTTTTCTTGTAAGCAGCAACGATTTCGTCACTCCAAATTTCTGGAATGAAAGTAGCAGCACGAGCCGCTGTAACGTGATTAGTACCTAAAGCCATTTTATAAATCTCCTAAGATTAAGTTTATTTGACCCTACCATCAGCATATGCAGACATGATTTCATCCTGCAATGCCATATAACGGTCTGGGTCGGTCATTTTCAATTTGATAAGGTCAGCACGACGATAAATCTTTCTGCTTACTTCACCTGAACCACCTACATCTACACTAGCTGCCTTCATTGCAGTATCTTGAGCTTTAGCTTCAGCAACCTTCATTTGAGTCTGCTGCTGAGTGGATTTTACTTGTCGAAGCTCTTTGTAAGTGCTCAACAGTTCGTCCGCAGCAGGAAAATCAAATTCCGCATCTGCTTTAGTAAACAAGTCCATACGAAATGGAGAAGCCTTAATCCAATTCTGGAAATCTGCATTTTGTGCAATGTCCATAAAATCAGGATGTTTCGCAGCCAGTTGTTGACCGGTCTGCATCTTCTTCAATTCTAAACTTGCTTGTTTTGCCGCTAATACTGCAGGATGTTGGTCAACAGTTCGATTTACAGCGGACTGTGGGTCAGCAAAAAAATCTTCTTCCTGCGTCTGTTCAGTAGTCTGTTTTGTCTTATTACTTTCGAGTTGTTGCTTTAGAAGCTGGTCAGCTAGACTTCTTACCTCGTGTACTTCCTGAGCTTGACGACCAATCATCTTTTCAGCTTCTTGGTGCATCTTGACAATCTCTGCAGCAGATTTGCCTTTATACTTCTCAGGGAGTTCCTCTGGTTCTTGTGCTGGAGTCTCTTGAACTTGTGGTTCTTGAGTTTGTTCCGTTACTTGAGAAATCTCTTCTTGACTGCCTTCTTGCAGTTCGTTTTCATCAACAAAATTAGCCATACTTGTCTCCTGTCCCAAATGGATTGTAGGATTTATAAAATGCAAAGGTTCTTACGAATTGTCTTTGCCCTCGTTGCGTTTCCGTTCAATCTTCATCTTCTCAGCTCTATTGCGTTCCCATCTTGCTGTAGCACTAGGATAAATCCCAGAGAACGGCTCGAGGTTAATGCGTGGTGCTGATACGATTCTGTTTGAATCTTTACCGCAAACTTCACAGGTTAACTTAGTCACCTCATCAGAGACTAAATTCTCCTGTAAATGCCCCTCTTCACAGAGGAATTCAAATAAGCGTCTAGGCATAAGATAAATCTCCTTGTAGCTTGTTACTTTTTTTCAAGTTCTCTTCAACTGTGATAACTTGTAAGTTCCAAGGTACATGAAGACCACATACTGTTTTACCTCTTAAAGGAACAATATGGTCTACAGCGTAAGGCACTTCACTACATTTTGTAAACATTGTCGCTAGAGAATATTTACACTTTATTGCTAATAACTGTGATTCAGAAAGCCACGAAGGGGTTGCTTTTAATTTACTAGCTCTTCGTTTTGCTTCTCTTTCTCTCAGCTTATCAGTTTCAAATCTCCCGATTTGCTGATAGTATTTTCGAGAATACTGTACTTCTTTTTCTCGGTTGTTTTGGTGGTACTTGAGATTTCCTTTGTTTTTACATTCTTTACAAGACGGATGTAAACCATCTTTGCGAGAAATGTTCTTACTAAACAAAGAAACATCTTTTTCTACCTTACAACATGAGCATTGTTTGCTACTCATCCTGAGCTGCTCCCGCAGAGTCGTTGATAAGTTGCTCATAAGCTGCAGCAGAACTATCTTTAAGGCTTAACAACCACTGAAGGATGTCAAGTTGTCCTTTTCGATAGAACAGGTCCTGCTCGTTAGCTACAGGTGCAAGATTGTTGACCGCTTTAAAGATTTCCTTAGCATCGTCTACTAAATCCTGCCAGCCCTGCGTAGCCATCGTACTAAAACGATTGTCGTAATATGCTTGTAATTCTGGTGTCATAACTTTATCCTTTAAATGGGAGTTATGTTGTAAAATTACAACAGTGTGCTGATATTACCACACACTGCTGCGTTTGTCAAGAGGTTTATTGATTATTTTTACGCATTTGCATCTCGACAATCTTGCCTTTGTTATTGATGTCCTTCTCTTTAATCATCAATTCAGCAATCTTGGCTCGTTGTGCAAACTCATCCTGAGTGTTGTTTCCACGAATGTTTGCAGACAGCCCCTGAGCCAGTTTAGCTTGTGTTTCCATCGGCATAAGCTGTGTTTCAGTACTTGTTTGCTGTACTTCAGCCATGTTTTTAGCCGCTGTGGACTCCAGAACTTGAATTTCAGCCTGTGCTTTAGCCATTGTAAGCTGTTGTGCGGCTTGTTGGCTCTGCTGCTGCTCTGGATTAGGCTGCATCATCTCTTCTAACTTCTGAATCATCTCAGCTTTGTTAGAAAGACTAGAATTTTCCACGATTCCACGCAAAATCATAGGCAATACAGGTGTATCAGGTCCTAAAGTCTGCAATAAAGCGATTAATTGAGACTGTTCGTACTCACGAGCAACGATACCTAGTGTCGCTGTTGGCATAAATGTCAAGTCAACAGTAGGATAACGCTCTGGTTCAAACTGCATGAATCTCCATGCTGCCTTCTGAATCAAAGGAACCATAAAATCTTCTTGGAAATTCATCAATGTACGCTTGTATTTCTTGATAATACCGGCTATAGACATAGACATCTGGGCTGCACCGTCACGAGTGTTGACTGTAGGCTGACCGTTTGAGTCCATTGTGCCAGTAGCTTGTAGCAATAAACGCTCAAAGTTCTGAGACGCTTGCATATTACCTTGGTCGGTAGTGCCAAACTTAAATGGAAATAGGATTTCTGATGGATTGCCGTTAGTCAGAATAGCTTTACCCGGCTTAACTTCAAACTTAGCACCTCTAGGAAGCCTTGTAGCGTCCATAGCGACCATTGGAGCTGTGGTTAGGGCTAGGCTATCCATGTGCGCCCGTAATTGAGCGTCAATGGCTTTTTGCATATTGTAAGCCTTCTCTACAGTACCACGACCGTAGAAGCGACCCGGAACAGTATCATCCTGATAAGCAACAACAGGACGGTCATTCATCATGTACGGATTCTTTTCCGCTTTGAGGAGTTTACCGCCGTTAGCAATCACAATGATACACTCTACTAGGTCAGAGTATTTGTCAGCAGTAGAATCATCTGGGAACAAGTCAACAACTTCTCCGCCTTCGTTCTCTAACTGTTCGATGTACTCACGAGGTGCAAGACCGTAGTAAGTAAGTACTAACACTTTGTCGTCTTGGAACTGTGAAGACTCTTGTGTAGGCTCTAAGTCTGTGTCTTCTCCAGCAGGTCCGATGTCTACCTTACGATAGATACCTTTTTCCATTCCTTCAACAACCTTGTGGATAGAGACATATTTCTCAATAGCCACACCCATAGCATCTTCAACAGTAGTTGCGTTAGGGTCAATCAGGAAGTTCTTAGGATTGATAGGGTTTACCTTGATGCAGGTATACTCTTTTTCCATGACACCGTACGCTGCCGTACCGTCAGGCATTGGCATCGTGGTGGCAATCTTTTCAGCCTTCTTAGACATCACAATCTCAGCGATGCCTGTACCATAGATTTCAGCAAGTAGCTCAACCTGAGAGATGTACTTCTTAATCTTCTCTTTGTCGAGGTCTTCTGTCATCAATGCTTTGAGCTGCTTAACATCAATTTTATCAGCATCTTTTACGTCGTCTTGAATATCAAAGTATTCACCGTTACCGAAGATAGCTTCTACAATCTCAGCGTGACGAGTCTCAACAGCTTGCTGCGTTGCAGGAGAAATGATACGGCTACGCTCAGAGTCACGAGTCTTGTCTTCAGCGGACCAAACACCACGGAAGATACGTTCGTATTCTAACCAGTCTTGAAGATAGTTAGTGTCCCGCCAATCTCTCCAGCGGTCAGTATGAGAAACAACGAACTCAACTAAGTCCTTATCTGACTCAGACGGTTCATCATATTCGTTTTGCTTTAAATCAGCCATGTTATTCCTCTTCGTTATCATCAATAGATGACTTTGTTAAATCAGCGTATTCAGGTTCTACTTCTGCTCGTTGGTCATCAATCGGTCCACCCATCTCTTGCTCATCGCAAGTACGAGTAGGGGAACAAGTAATGTCAAACTTACGACACCAAGCTACAGGATGTTCTTCAATATCAGCCAACTTTGGAGTGACCGGAACAGAAGATGTTTTGAATTCAAAGGCTGGACCGTTAGCGATGCAGTCTTCAACTTCGGAAGTGTTTACATAGTATTCGCAATTAGCACACAGACGACCGCGAGCTAAGCCTTCTGTCGTCATCCATTTCATTGCTTTTTGTTTCCAGAAGTCTGAATTAGACTCTCTAGGGTCGGTAGGACCAAGACCATGATTCTCTATTGTGTAGAGGTGGTTCTTGATATTTACCTTGTTGTTTTGTAACGACAGAGGACAATTATCCATTATCTGAATCCTGAGATGCGGGGTGAAAATACGAAAGTGGCTTGATATGGGTCTGGTTTAACCTTGACGTTGTCATCTACCAAAGCCATGATGTTCCAACCTAAATTAACCAAGATACAACGGTTGGTATTAAATATACGTTTCACATAGCGAAATTGGAACAAGCCGTTAGCGGTGACAAAGCACCAGCCTTCTTTAGCACCGTCATTGTCTTTGATTGTCTTGTCACCAGCGACTGTGGTGTAGAAAGGATTGTTTAGATACTTCAGAGCAAACGCATAAGCAGGGTTTCTCCAAAGCCACTTCACCATTGACCAATAGCTCTTACCGTTGAGTTCAACAAATGTTGCATCGCCGTGTAAGTCGTTATCTGGAGTCATAAACCAGAATAACCAGCTAGGTAGTCTTGGACCAAAATCTAACTTGCTGTGGTTATCGCTCCAGCCAAACTCGTTAGCAGCAAAGATAGGTAGCACAGGAGCAAGCAGTAATCCCAATAGTGTTATCGGTAGAGAAATTAATACTAAAAAAAAATAAATTATGTAAGTCATTAAATAGTGCTTCCCATAGGGTCGACATACATCGGATTAACAATCTGAGGCTGTGGCTGTGGAATCGCTTGCATATCTAATTCCATAATCTTATGCAACTCTTGGTCTCGTTTGTTTAGAGTCTTGGCATCAGGGTATATAGGATACTTGCCTTCCATGATGTCTTTCTTCCAAAGATTCCATAGCTCGTCGTCATTCTCAATAACCTTACCACCGACAAAGCCGGGGACAGAAACATACTTCCCTTTGTTAGGTCCTTCAGGAATCTGAATACCAGTAGCATAAATAGTAATCGGATTACCTTGCTCATCTCTTCCGGGATTTGCTAAGTTTGCACGATGATACAAAACTTTGTTCATCTCTGCAGGGGTAAGGTTAAAACCTTTGAGGTCAGCTAGTTTCATTAGTATCCGCTTATAACATCCATTACTTCGTAATCATCTTCATCGTAGTCTTGAGCATAATTAGATACTGCCATCTGGTCAACATAGGCTAGTGCATCAACCAAGTCATCATGCACATTAGCTGTTGGAAACTGCATGAGTTGGTCCACAAATTCATCCCAGTCTTCATCCTGATTGAGAGTAATTCTTCCGTGTTCAAACCGTCCTTGCAAAGCCCACGCAACTCGCTCTGTCTTTTTCTTATTTCCATGTGTCAAGTCCTGTATGTGGAAGTACACATTGTTTTTACGCATTAAGTCATTCAAGTAAGGATGCACTGCGTTCTTTAATGCTCCTCGTTCAATCCCTACAGCCATCGGCTGATACTCAGCTACAGTTCTTAGAATCTTCGCTGCAGTCTCTTTAATGTCCCAACGTCCGTGAATAATCTTCTCAACGAACCAATCACCTTCGGGACCAATCTTCGCTACGGCAATCGCTGATTCGTCTAAGCGTTTCTTTGAATTACCTGAGTTCTTCGCCACTTCCTCAAAACCTGCCAAGTCAATGGCGATAACATAGTCTCCATACTGAGGAGCTTCACCAAACTTAATCCATTCTTGTTTAAAGATTTCCTGACCAGCGTTATCAAACGACGCTTCATATTCCTGTTTAAATGCGAACGACGATAAGGTCTTTTTCGCTGCATCAACCTCTTTAGGGTCGATTGTCTCGTTGTCTTTAGTTGTAAAGTGCCATGCTTTCCACTCTTCATCATCGCCGTCAATTCCTGTCTTATAAATGTCGTAGAACCAGTTACGACCAGCAGGGGTAGAGATGAACATGGCATCACCCTTCTTGTCGGATAACGATGCACGAACAATCTTCTGCCAAGTGTCCTCTTTCATAAAGGCACACTCGTCCATTACACAAAAGTACACACTCAAGCCACGAAGCGTATCAGGGTTATCTGCACCTCTGATATGAATCTTACGACCGTTAATCAGGGTAACATCCAAGTTATTGATGTGTGCTGATTTAATCACCGGTCTACCCAACTCTAGCAGACTGTCCCAGATAATCTGTCTGGACTGTCCCAGCGTGGGACTAACATACAACACAGCAGAGCCTTCAGGGGCTTCTAATGCCTTAATAATGAGCATCATCGTTGCAAGCCTAGACTTACCACAACGACGACCAGCAGCAACTACTTTGAATCGAGTAGGGTCCTTAAAGACCTCTTGCTGCCACTTCAGTAGTTCAAAGTTAAGTTCCATACAAACACCTAGTAATTACTCTAGGCGGCTCTGTTGCCAGAGACTCCAACCCTAAAGGGACATCAACTCTCATTGCCGAGTTCCTTGAACTGAACCTCGTCCGCATCGTTCATCTCTATCACCGGAGTAGACTCAGCTACAGAGCCAGTCAGTCCTGTGATATTGATACTGATGCTTGGAGTACCGCCAGAGTTCTTAGACGCATCAAAAGCTGACAACGGTAGAACCCTATCAATACACATCTTCAAACAAGCAGCTTGGTCCTTATCGTCAGGGTCTAATGCTTTAGAGATGAGAGTGTTAATAATCTTCTCACCGCTAGTACCTAACAGACGAGCCTTGAACTCAGCTATGCGGGCAGCATCTCCTGCAGGACGACCACGAGTTTCCCTATGTCCTTTTTTCTTAGCAAGGATGTCCGCTTTCTGTGGACGACCTAGCTTCGGTTTCTTTTTTTCGACAATCGGAACATCGTTACTCAAAGTCTTTATCCTTAAAGGGAGACAAAATTAATAGAACGTTGCTTCTATATAGATAGGGTTTCTATATGATTAATTTCTATATGAATTTAATCTCTGATACATCCTATCGGTTTATAGTGCCTTAGCGTTATCGTTCTTTATAGTGGAACAATATCATACTTTTGTGTAAAAGTCAAGTGTTAAAGAGTAAATAGTGTTGTTTTTTTACAACATAGGTTAAATATAGTTTCAATACTGTTGTTTTTATACAACACTTTATAGACCAGTTCCTGTGCGGGACTCCATAGGCTGAGTTGTCTCCGCAGTGGTGTACGACACTGTCCCTACGGTGTGCAGATTCCTTCCTTTATTGCCTAACATTTAAGCACTATATTGTCCTTTATTATCAACAGCTTAGGTTTTATTGACTATGTCCCTTTTTTACTATTTTGTAAGCGTTAGAGGCTCCATCAATATTAACAACACAGTCACATCCCCTCCCCCCTATGTTGTTTCTATACAACACTTTATAGTCAACTTCAAAGGAACTAGCGTCTAAATTGGCACATATATGGTGCTATGTTGCACCTATATTGCCTTGCCTTAGTGTTGTATCTACACCACACATCACAGGGGATAGGGTAGGGGGTTTAGTTAGTAGGTGCTAACATTAGAGCAGATAGACACTGTTGTATTTATACCACACATTATTGTCTATAGTTCAAAGAAACTATACTGCAACATGACAATCCAATTAGAAGCCAATACAGGGCTTTAGAGACGATTTAGCCTAAGTTGAGGGCTTAGTATTACCAGCTCGAGAACTCTATTTTCTAAGGGTAAACCCTAAGTATAAAGACTGGGTTTTATATAACTAAATATTATTAGACAACTGCCTAAAAAAGGAAGATACTGATTCTGTCGTAACCGATTAACAGTAGATAAAGGATACCAACATGACACACACAGAGAAAACCCAAGCGATTGCAAACGCATATCTAAATGACTTGGACAATCCACACACACTTAATGAGTTGTTCGAAATTATCTCAGCTCATCTTCAAACATATTCCGAATTCATGGTTGACGAGGAATATTCTTTAGTAGTAAATTCTAAGTAAGTAGTAAACCTTAACGCAGTATCTATACAGGAGTAATACAAATGAATAACACTAAATACAACGGCTGGACTAATTACGCAACTTGGAGAATCAATCTCGAGATGTTTGATGCTGGATATGATGGCGAGTACGAAGGAATGGAAGCCGACGATTTTAAATTCAGAGCTATCGAAATATTAGAAGCTGATTGCCCTCAAGAATCATTGGCATTTGATTACGCTATGGCATTTCTTGACGATGTAAACTGGCACGAAATCGCAGAAGCTCACAAGGAAGAGGCATAAAATGATTAAATTTATTCAAGGTTGTTTCTTAGGCTTGCTCTGCTTCGCATTGCCGATGGTTGTTTATTTCACAGTAAGTAGCCAATGCACTTACTGCGTATTATCTACTGGAGGGCTTTAATATGACCGCTAAAGTTTGTAAATGCGACCCATACTATACTTGTAAGGCTTGCAGAATCGCTGAAGGTGCAACCTATCAAGAAATCGCTAACGATTTAGGCATTAGCCATCAAGCAGTATGGGAAATAGAAAAAAGAGCATTGGCGAAGGTTAAGAAACTTTTAGAACTTTATGACATTACTTCGGAGGATTTAGCACAATGAAAAAAAACTATGTTTATTGCGTTTATTTTGATGGTTTTGCTGGTAAGCGTTATATCACCTTCCACACCACACGGAAAAGCGCCTTAGCAGATGCTAGATTATTGGATGAGATGTATGACGATGCTGGAGCGCATAAAATCGCTAAACACCTTTTACACGGGGAATACAAATGAAAAAACTACTACTAATCACACTGTTGTTTTTATACAACACTTCTAATGTTTGGGCTTGTCCTAGTCAAATTATTACTTTGCCTGATGGTAGGCAGATGGTTTGTTTTTACTGTAATGGCGGTAAAATTGTGGATTGCTCATACCTATGAAGCCTGAAATATTGCTCTATTGGCTCATAGGCTTGTCAGTCTATTCTCAAACCCTTATATGGCTATTAAATCAGTTTTAAGGGTGTTTTTAGACTGTTTTGGTTATACTTAATACCTAACTATCAAATTAAGCTAAAAATGCTTAGAAAGGCTTTAAATGACTACGTTACAAGAAAAAACCATGACAATAACTTTTAATATTGCAGGGTATGATTTAGAAGATATCAATTTTACAGAGTTACACAATGACCTAATGTGTGATGTTACGGATAGACTGGCTATGTTTGCCGTTATTGGCGGATTTAAGTCAAATATTACTGGTAAAAAGGATAAAAAATGAGATGCACTGTTTGCAATGCAGCATTGTCGGATTATGAATCTACTATTCGACACGCTATCACAGGGAAGTTTTTAGACATTTGTCAAAACTGCGTTATATCTATGGATGTCGATATTCCGGTGCATGACAGAAAAGACCTACTGCATGAATCTGATTTGCCCAGTCCTGACGATTTAATGCAATGGGAAGATGATTGGGCTGATTATCAAAATGGCGGAGACTATGAAGACCTATGAAGTTCTATGATGTTTAACTTCGTTATATAGAAAACAAATAATATAGTTTTTTCTGTTGTTTGTCTCTATAGGGATTTATGGTATCACAGATTTATAGTTTTTCAATGTTGTAAAAAAACAACACTTATGTTGTGTTTTAACGACAGACATTTAGACCTATATGGTGTATTGTCTAATTTTAATGGAGGCTTTTATGCTAGAGCAACAAAAGGAAGCGTTTTATCACTTTACATTGTCGGATATGGTCGATTTAATCGAGCAGTACGGCTATGCGAGTGTAATCAACGACCTAGACGCTATGATTGCTGATAGGGTGGCTCAGAAGGTCGCTGAGGCGCTTGTCCCAACCAGCGTTGGGTTCAAGCGGACACACGGAATCAGAAAGGGTGAGTTAGTAGTAATCATGGCTGGTGCTGGCGGAAAATCACTGCTATGGAGCGACAATGCCCTTCTTTAAGGTGTCGCTAGCGTGTCTGCTAGCTATCGGGGTTTATAACTTCGCTAGCGTAGCGGTAGAGCTATCTTTGCGTAGTGATGTCTATGCTTGCACGACTGACAAACAGGTATTACCGCCAGATGTGGCTAAACAATGCAAACGATTAACTAGAAACCAATGGTGGAGTCAATGAACAATAAACCAGTAGCGTGGATGCTTGTAGATGAAATTAATGGGGACTATATGTTGGAACGACATCCTAGCGGTGATTACGATTGGATTCCACTCTATACCCATCCAGTAAAAGACATTATTGAAAAGAACAAACCTGAAATAGAAAAAGCTAATGCTTATATTAAGTCATTGGAAGATGAAATAGAAATACTAAGAAAGGCACAAGAGAAATGCTAGTAACACTTATCATCATCTTTATGCACTCTACTATCTTAATTGCATCTGGGTGGGTAACTTGGCTAGTCCTTCGTGGCTTATGGAGAAGGCAGATTGATACTGACCTCATATTCTGGGTGCTGTTATTTGTATTATGGACGGTGTTTATCTCAGAACTGGTTGATGAATTATGGATATTTATATGACAGACAGTAAGTTTTTACATCATGCTCCATGTCCTGACTGTGGCAGTAGCAACGCTTTAGCAGTCTATGACGATGGACACACTCATTGCTTCAAATGTCTGACAACAACGACAGGCGGAGTAGTAACAAAACAAATTGAAAAGAAACCTATGAACAAGGATTTAAACTTCTATGATACCTCTATTACTAGTGCTATTAGTGACCGCCTTATTAACTCTGCTACTTGCTTAAAATACGGAGTAAGGCAAGCTAATGGAAAACACTTCTACCCGTTCTACGATAACGATGGAACGCTTACGGCAATTAAAACTCGGGATGTTGCAAATAAACAATTCAGTATTGCTGGAGATTTTGCTAGTGCATCGCTGTTCGGACAACACCTATTTCCTGCAGGCGGTAAATATCTTACAATCTGTGAGGGCGAATTAGACGCTCTAGCGGTCTATCAGATGACCGGTAGTAAGTATCCAGCTATCTCTATCCGCAACGGAGCTAGTGCCGCTTTAAAGGACTGCAAAGCTCAATATGAATACATTGACTCGTTCGAGAATATCCATATATGCTTTGACAATGACGAAGCTGGTCAAAAGGCAACAGTGGCAGTAGCGGAACTGTTCGGTGCTAAAGCGAAGATGATGAAAATGCGTCAAGGCTACAAAGATGCGTGCGACTATCTGAAGCATGACCGCAACAAAGAGTTTATCGCTGACTGGTGGGCTAGTGAGAAGTATGTTCCTGACGGCATTATCGAAGGCTCTACGCTTTGGGATGTTGTATCTAAGCCAATGGAAAAAGCTGAAGTAAACTACCCTTATGATGGTTTGAACAAACTGACATACGGAATCCGTAAGGGTGAGTTAGTGATGGTTACTGCTGGCTCTGGATTGGGGAAGTCACAATTCTTGCGTGAGATTGTGTGGCATATCCTAAAGAACACCGATGACAACATCGGCATGATGTTCTTAGAGGAAGGTGTACGCAAGACTGCACGAAGCCTTATGTCACTGGCTATCAATAAGCCAATTCATTTACCTGATGTAGAAGTTTCCGATACGGAGTTAAAAGATGCGTTTGATAATACTTTGGGGACTAATCGCCTCTATCTCTTTGACCATTTTGGTTCCAGTAGTCTTGATAACATTGTTAACAGAGTCCGATATATGGCTAAAGGTTTGGGCTGCGGTTTCGTTGTGCTTGACCATATCTCTATCATTGTGTCTGGCGGGGATGTTGGAGATGAGCGAAAAGCACTAGATTCCATTATGACTCGTTTACGGATGCTGGTGCAGGAAACAGGGATTAGTCTTATATGCGTATCTCACCTGAAGCGTCCGGAAAGCAAAGGACATGAGGAAGGTGCTTCTACATCGCTGGCTCAGTTGCGTGGCTCTGGTTCGATTGCTCAGCTATCTGACATCGTTATTGGTCTTGAGCGTAACGGACAAGCGTTAGACCCTATTGAAAGAAACACAACTCATGTTAGAGTATTGAAAAATAGATTTAGTGGCTATACTGGTGGTGCAAGTGATTTGCTTTACAATCCTAGCACTGGTCGAATGATGGAAATTAAGGATACATTATGATTACTTTGTTGTTAATATTGTTGTTGGTTGTATTTTTAGGATATGCTGTATCCCATCTGTCAGACTTTTGGAAAGATTAATATGAACGAAGATTTAGTTAAACAAGCACGACGCTACGCTGAGAAAGACGAATACCATGTTACTCGTCGTTACATCACCGAGCTGTGTAATGAGATTGACCGCTTGCGTAATATCAACACCAATGTGTTCAGTCGTATTCAAGACAACAAAGAAGTTTGGAATAATGCTGAACGCTATTTATGGTTGCGTAATGCTGCATGGGATGTTGGCTTTGATGATGTTGCACCGATTGTTGTGAACTGCGACAATAAGATGGAGAAGTTTGATTGGCTTGAAGGAAGTAACCTTGACCGCTGTATTGACGAATGGAGAAACAAATGATTTCATACCCTAAAGAACCTGTCGGTGTTGTTGGCACATTTAAAGTTACTAAGACTTACACTGTAACTGTCTATGCTGACCGTGAAGATGACCTATACGATGCTATTGAAAATGAAAAGATTAGCGAGGACGATTTAATTGATGTTGAATATCAACTGGAGGATGTTGACAGTGCAGGTTTCTAATCTTAAATGGTATGGGACTACCTTATGTCTCATCGGGATTGCGTTGACTAGCTTTAATGTCTATCCATTGAACATTCTATTTGGGTTTGTTGGTAGTGGTTTATGGACCGCTGCTGGCTATGTTCAAGACGATGCTCCGCTGGTGTTGGTGGAGTTTGTGGCAACTGTGTTATATGCAATCGGTTTAGTTGCTTATGTTTATTATGCGATATCACAATGGATATAAACAATGAGACTAGCTACTGACAAAGTATTAAGAGAGATTGAAGAATATTTAGACGAGACTTCCGAGTTGCCATGGGGTACAGCTCATGTTATTCTGATGCAAGCTCAAGATGTAATCGAGAGTCAGCGTAGACAGCTTAGACATCTAGAGAATATGGTAGTATGGGCTGAAGATATTACAATGACAGGAACTAGGTCAGCAGAGTATGAAGATGGTTTCTGGGACGCAATAGACTTTGTAAGAAAGGCACAAGAGAAATGAGTGAAACTCTTTATGTTTGGCGGTGGATGACAATAGCCTTTCTTACACAGCACGATTGGGCTAGTGGAAATTATTACGAACTAGACACAGACGGAACTGTAGCTTCAGTTAATTTTGAAAGTTTTGCTAGAGCAATACTAAGAAAGGCACAAGAGAAATGAAACGCATTATCTGGTATGGAGAACGACACGATGGTTCTTTGATTTATGCTGAAAGCAAACATGAAATGCTTTGCTTGATTGAAAAAGGATTTGACATGAAACCACTATATGAACTTGATTTACAAGAAATAACATTGTTGCAGGTTGATGAATTAAGAAAGGCACAAGAGAAATGAATCACTTAGATGGTTTTGTAAGAGAACATTACTTTATAGCCGTTTTTATAGGAGTGTGTTTTTGGAACGGCTTATATCACTTTGGTTTGGATTTACTAAGAAAGGCACAAGAGAAATGAAACCACATAAACACGCAGAACTAATTAAAGCATGGGCTGATGGTGCTGAAATTGAATATTGGCATCCTACATGGGAAAAATGGGTAAAAACTGATGATTCGTGGATGTTATGGGCTGATACAAATACATTTCGCATCAAGCCTGAGCCAAACCATGACGTTGTTAGGTTTTATAACATTGGTTTAGGTGGTGGCGTGTATCAAAATAATGGCAGAAATGGTTGGGATTTAAAACTGACTTTTGATGGCGGAACAGGCGAACTTAAATCAGCGCAGGCATTGAAATGAACGCACTAGAACTAGCTGATGAATTGGAAGCAATGGTTAAGATTTTTGATGGTTCGCCTTCAAATTACGCAATATCTTTAACAATAAATATTCTACGCCAGAAACAAGCCGAAATCGAGGCGTTGAAAGCCCATCTAGTAAAAGAACTAACGCTGACAGATGAAGATATTTTAGAGGAGTGGACTTGCAAATATTCGGACTGTTATCAAGATACTTTAATTGAAGTTGCTAGAGCAATACTAAGAAAGGCTAGTGAAAAATGAAAACATCAACTACAACAGATGGTCAGCCAACAGTAACTTGGGTATTAGTGCAGAAGTTTATGAACAAGAGCGTATTAAACAAGCGTATAGTTGTTACTTGTGCGGAGAACACGAAGACAAACAGCCACACAAACGACTTCATGTAGACCACTGTCATACAACAGGAAAATATCGTGGTTTGTTGTGTAATAAATGTAATGCAGGTCTTGGGTTTTTTAATGATAATATAGCAGTATTACAAAAGGCAATCGAGTATATCAATGACAATAGCACTGGACATAGAAACAACACTTAGTCACGACAAGATATGGTGTTGTGTGACGAAACATATCGAAACAAACGAGATAAAAGTATGGAAAACTCCAAGCGGATTTTGGGACTATATAAAGGACGATATTTTGGTAGCTCACTCAGGGATAGCGTTCGACTTTCCTCTGTTGAACAAGCTATGGAATACGAAAATTCGGATGTCACAGGTAAAGGACACCTTAGTAATATCAAGACTACTAAATCCGTCGATAGAAAACGGACACAGTCTCGCAGCGTGGGGAGAAAGACTCGGATATCCGAAGACTGAGTTCAACGACTTTGATTTAAAAACACATACTCTTGAGCAGATGATAGAATATTGTGTAAACGATGTAGAAGTTTTAGCAAAGTTGTATCAACATTTAACACAGGAGTTAAAAACAAATGAATTCTCGGAAGAAAGTGTCAAACTCGAACACGAAGTACAAGCCATCATCACGAAGCAAGAAAGAGCAGGATTTAAACTTGATGAAGTCGGTGCTTTACAGCTTTTGGCTGAACTTAAAACTAAGCTGGATACTATTCAAACTGAAATGCAGGTCATATTTCCTGCCAAAGTCACTTCTGGTAGAGTCCACAAGACATCAGGCAAGCCTCTTCGGGACATCGTTGAACCCTTCAACCCCGGAAGTCGTAAGCAAATTGCCGAAAGGCTCATCGAAAAAGGCTGGAAGCCCACGAAGCACACCGAAAAAGGTAGCGTCATCGTCGATGAAACCACACTCGAAGGTCTCGACTTCCCCGAAGCGAAAGCCATCGCCGAGTATCTAATGCTTCAGAAGCGGATAGCACAGGTAGAATCGTGGCTAGAAGCGGTTAAAGAAGATGGAAGGGTACACGGTCGTGTTATCACTAATGGAGCCATTAGCGGAAGAGCAACACACATGAGTCCTAACATGGCACAAGTTCCTAACATGGACGCAGTGTACGGCAAAGAATGTCGTGCGTTGTGGATTGTTGACAAAGGAAACAAGCTAGTCGGGGTAGACTTAGCTCAGTTAGAACTGCGTTGTTTAGCTCATTATATGCAGGACGACGATTACACTAATACTTTATTATCAGGGGACATCCATGAGAAAAACAGGGAAGCGGCAGGTCTTTCCACAAGGGGCGAAGCAAAGCGTTTTGGATTCGCATTTCTTTACGGGGCGGGCGGCGCAAAAATTGGTCAGATTCTTGGTTGTTCACCGCAAGAAGGACAAGCCGTTATTAATCGGTATCTCAAAGCAATGCCAAAACTCAAGAAACTTCGTGAGAAGGTTGAAAGGCTGTCTGCAAAAGGGTCAATTCCGGGTCTTGACGGCAGGAGACTTAACATTCGTTCCGCACATTCAGCGGTCAACACCCTGCTACAAGGTGCTGGAGCAATCGTATCTAAGCAGTGGATTGTCGAAACAACTAAGATGCTCAACAGGTGCAAAATATCTCATCGACTTGTTGCATGGGTCCACGATGAAATACAGATTGAAGTTGCGGAAGCCGACGCTGAACGTGTTGGAAAACTCTGTGTCGAAGCGGCAAGGACTGCGGGGGTGGTTTTGAAAACACGGTGTCCGATGGACGCTGAGTACCATATTGGTAATAACTGGAGTGAAAGTCATTGAAATATCCTAACGAATATTTTAGGAATAAAAGTTGTCCGACCTGTGCTGTCGAATATACTCCTGAAGCTCCGTCACAGAAGTACTGCTCATCGAAATGTCGAGGAAAGAACTCCTACTACAAGCGAAATTATGGTATTACCGAAACACAATACGAAGAGAAAAAGACCTTGCAAAATCATAAATGTATGATATGCTATTCAGACGGATTTGTGATAGGAAACAACGGACACACAGAAACTTTGGTGGTTGACCATGACCATGAAACTGGTCAAGTTCGTGATTTACTTTGTCATAACTGTAATCGAGCATTAGGTTTACTGCAGGATAGTATATCAACTGTAGAAGCAGCATTGAATTATCTAAAAAAATGGAAGTGAGTAACCTAATGGACGGAAAAGAATTAACAAAGGTTGGAGAAGTTGTTATCACTTTGTTTGAAGATAACACTTACTCAGTAGGGACTTCTGTAACGATTGATGACACGCTGGAGTTATTAGCTGATGCTTATGAAGCTATCGAAAGCGGAACATTAGACGGTATGGATGTGTTTGAGCAGTTTGGCGGTACAATTCAGTAGTTTAATCATGCAGTATATTTAAGGAGCATTATATGAGTAATTTAGAAAAACCAATCAAGTTAGAAGCCGAAGTTCAATGGGCTTTCTTCAATAAGAAATCAGAGATGTCAGGTAAATATCAAGTTGACCTCTGTAATCTTTCCAAAGAGGCTGTAAGTGCGTTAGAGCAAGCAGGTCTCAATCCTCGTCAGCGTCCTGACAAACCAGAAAAAGGTTGGTTCTTGACAGCGAAGAGCAACTACGAAATCAAACCTTTCGACAAGTCCGGTAAAGAGATTACCGAAGCTGTTGGTAATGGTTCTAAGTGCGTAGCCATGATTAAACCTTACGAGTGGAAGTGGCAAGCCAAGAAGGGTGTATCTCCATCACTAGTTAAAATCACTATCACTGACCTCGTTGTTTACAACGCAGACTCAGCGACTGCTGATGAGCAACTTGACGACGAGATAGCACTGTAATGAAAGCCCTCGTCGATGCGGATATTTTGGTTTACCGTTTCGGATTTGCTTCCGAAGGAGACCCTGCAGAGTTTGCTTTAGCTCGTCTATCTGAATTCTTGGATAATCTCTACGTGAACCTTCCTGTCGATGAGGTCGAAGGCTATTTGACCGGTAAAGGTAACTTCAGAAATGAAGTTGCCGTTACTGCTCCGTACAAAGGAACTCGTAAAGCAGATAAGCCTTACCACTTTGGTTTACTCCGTGAATATATGCAAAAGTCATGGGGATTCATCGAAGTAGAAGGTATCGAAGCTGACGACAAACTTGGTATTGAAGCCTACAAACACGACCCTGAAGAGACAATCATTGTCAGTTTAGACAAAGACCTCGACATGATTCGTGGTAATCATTACAACTTCGTGCGTGAAGAGCAGTACGTCATTACCGAAGAACAAGCAATACGCAATTTCTATCTGCAGATGTTAACTGGCGATAAGGTTGACAACATCATTGGACTAGCCGGTATCGGTCCTGTTAAATCTAAGAAGATGCTTGCTGATTGCAAAACAGAAAAAGAAATGTACGATGTTGTCTTAGCAGCCTATGACAATAACCTAGACCGTGTCGTTGAGAATGGTCGTCTTCTTTGGATACTTCGGGAAGAAAACCAAGTATGGAGTCCGCCTGTATGACAACAATAGTAGGAGATTGGAGCAGACGGCTTATCGTGGCTGATAGTCAGGTTTCTGATGACGATTCAAACACTAAAGCCTTCAATCAAGATAAAGTGTTTAAAGTTCCTCAAGGATGGCTTGCTGGAGCCGGAGATGTACGCAGTATTCAAGTTGTGCATAAGTGGTTCTTAGACGGAAAGAAAGGCAAACCGCCTGTCATTAAAGAAACCGAAGATGCTGATTTTATGCTGCTTACTGACGATGGTTTGATGCTGTCTGATAGAACTCTTAACTTCTGGTATGTCACATCTTATGATGCTATCGGTAACGGGGCAAACGCTGCGTTAGCTGTACTAGCATTAGGACATACCGCTGAAGAAGCAGTGTGGGCTGCGTGTCAAAGTGAACTGTATTCTGGTGAGCCTGTCAAAGTCTATACACTACAACATAATAAACCTTTTATATGGAAACGAAATGACACCGCAATCAGCGAAAGCAAAGGGACGCAAACTTCAGCAGTGGGTGAGAGACCAGATACTCCAGAGGTTCCCTACGCTCAGCACTGATGATGTTCGTTCTACAAGCATGGGTGCAGGTGGGGAAGATGTACAACTATCTTCTGCAGCTCGTGAGTTATTCACTTACACAGTGGAGTGCAAGAATCGAAAAGCAATCGCAGTATACAAAGACTACGAACAAGCCTGTACACATGGATTGATTGAGCCTTTAGTTGTGTTGAAACAAAACAATAGTAAACCTTTAGTGTTAATAGATGCACAACACTTTTTTGATTTAGTAGCAAAATTGAAAGGAAAATAAAATGAGATTACATTTTGATTTTAGCGAGTACGAAGAAGACGAAGACGGCGGAACTCGTGTCCTGTTGACAGTAAATCTTCCTGACGGTGAATCACACAGCCGTGTGACAGAGATTCATGAGAAAGCTGTGTCTATGCTCTACGGCTACGACATCACTGTGTCACCACAGTTATCGTTTGACTTTGATGACGAAGAAGATGAGCCTGTTCGTGGTTGTCCTGATTGTGTTCAAGGTACTTGTGTATTCGGTTGCGGTAAGGAGTTCAAATGAATATCGTTGAATGGAAAACTATCGGCAACCAAGAGAATTTCACTGTCTTAGGCTTAGGCGACGACGGTAAGATTTATTTCTGGAAAGACCAACAATGGAACATCCTATGAAGATACTTCTGCTAGACATCGAGACATCTCCAATGACTGCGTATGTCTGGGGAATCTGGGACCAGAACATATCACCGAATCATATTATTGATTCGTCTAACATCCTCTGCTGGGCTGCTAAGTGGCTTGACAGTGATGAAGTGATGTTTGATTCTGTACATAAATCTAAGCCAAAGGCTATGCTAAAAGGTATTCATGGACTTCTCGACGAAGCTGACGCTGTGGTGCATTATAACGGTACTAAGTTCGACATTCCTACACTTAACAAGGAATTCCTCTTATTTGATTATAATCCACCATCACCTTATAAACAAATTGATTTACTTCGTGTGGTTCGTAGCCAGTTTAAGTTTCCTTCTAACAAGCTAGACTATGTATCTCAGCGTCTTGGCTTAGGTAAGAAGACAGAACACGCTGGTATGGAGCTGTGGACGAAGTGCATGAAAGGCGATAAAGATGCTTGGAAGATTATGGAAACGTATAACGTTCAAGATGTCGTGTTGTTGGAATCTCTTTACCGTCGTCTGTTTTCATGGATTAAACACCATCCTAATCATAATCTTTTTTCCAATAGTCCTGTTTGCCCCACCTGTTCTGAACCTAGACTTCAAAAGCGTGGAACTGCTATTTCGTCTGTTGGCACATATCAACGTTATCAGTGCAAGGCTTGCGGAAGTTGGAGTCAAGCGGTCAAAGCCGAGAAAACACACAAAGCACAAGTTAAAGGATTAGTATGAGTACTTGGGATTATTTAAAAGAAACAAACCGTGACGAGTGTGGCGGTGAACAAAACAAAGTTATCTACTTAGCAAACTACTTTGAAGAGAAAGATGCACAAAAGAAACAAGTAGGAGGCAGTCACTACCAAGTAGCTGCTATTCAGCCGTGGGACATCATGGCTGCTTACGGTCTTGACCCGTGGTCGGCTAATGTCGTGAAGTACATTCTCCGCTTTCCTTACAAAGCAGGTCGTCAGGATTTAGAGAAAGCACAACACTACATTGAGTATTTGATTACACACTACGACGATGTAAAAGATAAATATTATGGTTGAATTAAACAAACATCGACGGATTAACTTCTACGGTATCACGAATCAAGAAGACGCTAATCCGGCTTATCAGAAAGGTCAGCGTTTAATCAAAGAAGGGAACTGGGAATATGGTTGGTATCTCCATGAGCTTCGTTCTCTTCCGAACTTGACACCAGTGTACGGTGTTAAAAACAACTTTGATAAGATGCGTGTCTGGATTCCGGGGATGAGCATCAAAGGCGAGAACATTGTTGTTTGGTGCGAAGCTGGCTGGGGCGACATGATTCAGTTCAGTCGCTTTATTCCGTTGCTCAAGGAAGCCGGTGCTAAGTCAGTTAAATTAGCGTTCCCAAGACAGATTCTGAAGCTGCTTCGTAGGCTGCCTAACCATGACGGTTTTTATGACATGGAACAGCCTATCAAGAACGGTATTCGTCTTAAAGTAATGTCCTTGCCATATTGCCTTATGGAACATGGAGTTATGGAAGCTAAGCCAGTTCCGCACATTTATGGTGCAGAAGGTATCTTCAGAAATCTTGACCTACATCAAGAAAAAAGAGATAAACCTATGATAGGATACTGTTATACCACTACCAACACAAGTTGGAACATGAAGGCAAAGCAGATGCCTAAAGAAATCATGGATAAGTTCATCTCTGAACATCCTGAGTTTGACTGGGTTAATCTGCAACAAGAAGGTGGTTATTTTACTTCCGATTTATGGGTTGATACAGCTGACAAAGTTCAAGCATTGGACGGAGTTATCTCTGTTGATTCTGCTATTGCACATATCGCTGGCTCGGTAGGTGTTCCTGTCGCTAATTTAATTGGCGGCGAGAAATTATCTTGCTGGAGATGGTATCCTAAGTTGAATACTACGTATTGGTATGATACGATGAAGACTGTGTGGTTCGATAAGTGGGAAGATGGTCTCAAAAAAGCACTCAAACATTTTAAGAAGGAGCAAGTATGCGATGCCGTTAACACTGCCGGAAATAAGGGAAAGACTAAAACAACTACCAGAACTAGACCTGCTGGAACTGCTGGAAATAACAAGCGAGGAACTGGTAGAAAGATTTAGTGATTTGATTGAAGACAAAGCCGATATATTAGAGAAAGAAGTTGAATGAGTAACAACTACACAATGACACCTTACAATACCTTTATTGCTAAATCGAGATACAGCCGCTATCTTGACGATAAAGGTCGCCGTGAACACTGGAACGAGACTGTTGCTCGTTACTTTGACTTCATGGAGAAGCACTTAGCAACAAAACAAAACTATACGCTGACTAAAGAGCTTCGTAAAGAGTTAGAAGACGCTGTTGTAGCGTTAGATGTAGTACCAAGTATGCGAGCTATTATGACTGCCGGACCAGCACTTGAGCGTCAGAATGTAGCTGCATTTAACTGTTCATATTTACCGATTGATGACCCTAAAGCCTTTGACGAAGCGATGTATATCCTTCTCTGCGGTACTGGTGTTGGATTCTCTGTGGAGCAGCAATATGTTTCTAAATTACCTGAAGTGCCGACTCAGTTGTTTGATAGTAAGACTTCTATTGTTGTGTCGGATTCTAAAGAAGGATGGGCTAAATCACTCCGTCAGTTATTGGCTTTACTCTACGCTGGCGAAATTCCAAAGTTTGACGTATCAAGAGTTCGACCTGCAGGAGCAAGACTCAAAACTTTCGGCGGCAGAGCTAGTGGACCCGGACCTTTGGAGGAGCTTTATAAATTTTGTATTGCCAAGTTCAAAGGGGCAGTTGGTCGTCGTCTCACTTCACTCGAGTGCCATGATATTCTGTGCAAAATCGGGGAAGTTGTTGTTGTGGGTGGAGTCCGACGCTCCGCTATGATTTCGTTGTCTGATTTATCAGATGACAAAATGGCACACGCTAAAGCAGGTAACTGGTGGGATGGTCAAGGTCAACGTGCATTAGCTAACAACTCTGCTTCGTATCTTGAGACACCGTCTATTGGTCAATTTATGCGGGAATGGAGTTCTATCTATGAATCACACTCAGGCGAACGTGGAATCTTTAATCGACAAGCATCTCAAAAACAGGCTGCAAAAAATGGTCGCCGTGATGCAACTTATGCCTTCGGTACTAACCCTTGTTCTGAGATTATTTTGCGTCCTTATCAATTCTGCAATCTATCTAGCTGTATTATTCGTAGCGACGATGATATTGACTCCATCAGCAATAAGATTCGTCTGGCAACGATTCTCGGCACTTTTCAAGCCTCACTGACGGACTTCCCTTACTTGCGTAAAATCTGGCAGAAGAACACAGAAGAAGAAGCACTTTTAGGTGTATCAATGACAGGTATTTGTGACAACGTGTTGTTGAATAACCCTGATGATGTAGACTTACCTAAACGATTGGAGGACTTACGAGATGTCGCTGTTAGAACCAACGCTACTTTTGCTGCAGCTATTGGTATTAATCAATCTGTTGCTGTTACTGCTGTCAAGCCAGAAGGAACAGTATCTCAGTTGTGTTCAACTGCGAGTGGGATACACCCTCAACATAGCAAGTATTACATCCGTCGTGTACGAGCTGACAACAAAGACCCTTTAACTCAGTTTATGATTCAAGCAGGGTTTGTAGCAGAGCCTTGTGTGATGAAACCTGATTCAACTACAGTATTTAGTTTCCCTGTAGCTGTAGCTGACGGTGCTTTGTTACGTGAAGATTTGTCTGCAATTCAGCACTTGAAGTTGTGGTTGTTGTTCCAGCGTCACTACTGTGAGCATAAGCCTTCAGTAACTATCTCTGTGAAAGAGAACGAGTGGATGGATGTCGGAGCATGGACGTTTAAGCACTTCGACGAAGTTACTGGTGTGTCTTTCTTGCCTTATTCTGAACATACTTATAAACAAGCACCTTATGAGGAGTGTGACGAAGAAACATATAATCGTTTAAAATTAATTGTTCCAGAATCAGTTGAATGGGATAATTTTAAAGAATATGATGATAATGTTGAAGGTGTACAGACTTTAAGTTGTACTGCTGGAGGCTGCGAGATTTAATATGTACAACAGACTCTGTAGCTGCTGCTCAAAAGAATTGAGCTATACGAATAAATACTCATTTGAAAAAGCAGTGGCTAATGAGTCTGTTTGTCCTTCATGTCGAACAGCTAACAATAATAGAAACCGTGAACCTAAAAAAGGAAAAGATAATCCTGCTTGGGCTGGCTATAAAGATGTACCCGGTAAAGTATTTAGTCGTTTAAAAAATGGAGCAAAGAAACGCAACATTGAAGTCACTATAACGATTGAAGACATTTACTCACAGTATATAAAGCAACTGAAGAAGTGTGCGTTTACAGGGGTTCCGTTGGAGTTTGGATTAGATGCGTCTGTAGACCGTATTAACAGTCGAGAAGGTTATCATGTTTGGAACATTCAGATTGTGCATAAAACACTGAATATGATGAAGAAAGACCTACCGAACGACTTATTTATTTCTTGGTGTCGAATGGTAAAGTAACATTGTGTAGTATTTGATAGGGGCTTCTTCGGAAGCCTCTTTTTTTATTGTCAAGTTTTATAGAAAGATTGTAAAGTTATTGGTAAGGACGAGTGCCGTTACGGTCAATAATCAGTGCTTGTTTGCGTGGTGGTCTAGCAGCACTGTCAGGAACGCTTATATGCGTCCATGAGTCGAATTCTTGAATAATCTGGTCAAACGGTATGTTGGCATCAATGCAAGCCTGTACGACCTGTTTAGGGGTCATTCCGGGGACTCTTATATCTGCAGCACAGCCGATACGGTGCTGGCTAGTATCTTTAGACCCTACAGCATCATTTACTGCCTTAGACCTAAAAGCAGAATTGACAATAATCGGCTTCTTGACTAATGCACGAACTTGCTCTAGCAATCCAGCAGTTCTAACTAAGTTTGCTATCTCGGTAGCATTAGGAGTGTTGTCTAATCCTCTTCTAGCTCCGATTTCAGAGACAGTCATCTCTTCAAGGCTAAAATTCTCAGTTAGTTTCATTCTTAGATTTAGCTTTCATATCCATAATCTTTTCAAGGGTACGTCCACCGAAGTAGAAAGACATAATCAACATTCCCCACTGTCCCAACAGCTCAACATACTTAGTGTTCGTATCCATGCCGAAAGCAGACATCAGAGCAAACACAAAGTAACCAGCCAAGATAGCAATTAAGGTCATTGGACGGATATTCTTAGACAACCATGAGTCGCTAATCATGTCCGCTTGTTGACGCTTAGTCAATTCTTGCTGTTCTGCAATATCAGCATTAATCTGAGCCAGTTCTCCGTTCTGCTGCATCTGCAAAAGCTCTAACTGAGCCTTCGCTTTATCAGCAGGGTCTGGAAAGAATTTGTCGAGAAGTTTCATCCCGACATTCAGAACTGTTGAGATTGGGTCCATTACTCTTTCATTCCTCGTAGTTGCTCACGAACGTTTGCAGGAACTACACCAAACAATGATGGATTATTCATCAAGGCTTCTGATACTGCTTTACGAGTAGCTCCGGGACTTGACATCAGTTTCTTAGCAGCACCGTATGTAAGACCAGACGCAACTAAGATAGGACCAGCAATCATTGGAGAGAACAGCCCTAATGCACCGAGACCAGTTAACTTACCAGCAATCATCAAGTTACGGAACTTAGCAGCTTCAGTAGTTGTATCACCAACAATGTTCATTGCTCGAGTAGCTTGAGCTTGTAGTGGGGCTGTACCCATTGCAGCTTCGATGTCACCGCCTTGTTTAGCAGCAACTTTAGCCAATTCAGCAGGACTGTAAGTACCAGCAGCACCAAGTTCAGCAGCGTTCTTCTGAGTAGCTTCCATGATACGTGAACGTTGCATATAAGCTAAATTAGCTTTAGTGATGTTACCTTCTGTATCGTTACGAAGCAATAGACCTTTGATAGCTTTATAAGCATCGTCGTAAGCTGCTCGTTTAAGTTCAGCAGGAGTATCAGTAGCTTTGATAGAATCAATTTTAGTACGAAAAATCTCGTCTAAACGCTTCATATCTTTAGCACCAAAACTACCGTCTTTACCAATGCGTTGCATTACGTTTGCTTGAATAAAGTTCTTAACTTCTTTAGTAGCTGAATTCTTAGCACCGAGTGTTTCATTCAAGTTGTTTACTGTCTGAGCAATTCCTTGAGTAAACTCTTGGTCAGGACGAACTGGACCAATCTTGTCTAAAGCATCATCATAAAACTTAGAAAGTTTATTCTGAATATAGCCAAAGATTTGTTGACCGTTCTCCATGTTCTGAGGTAACTTCTCACCGACAATACCAAGAACATCATCACCAGTAGACTTAGTAAACGCAAGATTGATAGCATCTTTGTTTACACGCATACCGGGAATGTCTAACTTCTCAATCTGACGATACAGAACACCGGGGATACCTTCGTAGGCTTGTCCGGGAGTTACAGGAATACCTTTATCCATCAGCTCACGAACACCGGGCTTCAGTGTTGGTGTAAGAGCATTAGCTAAACCACCAACTAAACGACCAGCAACCGCACCTAAGCCCATCTGTTCTACTTTACCAGCAAGAACGTCAGACATGGTTAGATTCTCACCTAACACTGGTGTCATCGCAGCACCAAAAGCACCGCCTAAAGCAGCTTGACCGCCAGTACCGCCGGGAAGAACACGATTGATAGGACTAGCAACAGCACCGGCTAGTTCAGCCCAGTCGAAGCCTTCAGCACCTGCATTAGCACGTTGTGTCTCATAAGACTTCTGAGCTTCTTGTGCAAACTGACGACCTGTTTCCCCGCCAACTACTTGAGCTGCAGCAGCAACAGGGTTAATCACAGCACCTTTAGCTAAACCAGCACCAACTTGTAAGCCACGTTGAACACCTTGACCGACAGCTTGCATCGCTGGACCTTGTTCGGTCTTTTGTGCTTCAGACAAATAAGCCATTGGGTTTGTAGGGTCTCCTCCGGCAGCCATCGGCGCTTCTTGACCGGGTTTGCTTTGCATCCAATCAGGAACTCCTTTAGGAAGGAAATCTAACATTCCTTTCTTCTCAGGAGCAGCACCGCCACCAAGACTAGAAACAATCTTTGCTTTAGCTGCAGCAGGGTCTGTTTCAGATAACTCGTAAAACTGACCTTTGTATTCGTATACTGGCATCGTTATACCTTAATCTAATTTAATTGGATTTTCTCTTGAAGAACCAGCTTTGCTTGACTTCGCTTTTAAATCAATCGGAGCTGTAGCATTAACGGTTGGTTTAAAGCCAAACTGTTCTGAACTACGACCGATATGGAATTGTAAACGTTCTTTAGTACGGTTAACCCATTCAGCAAGAGCTTCAGGATTAGAGTAGCCGGGAAAGCTCTTCATAGCTGCTCTCATGTCGGCATCAGAAGCAGAACCCGGAGGTAACTGACCAATCTGTTCCAACAACTGTGATGCAGCAATCTTAGACTGAGCATTAAGGGTAGCCTTGTTAGCTAACGCTTTAGATTCGCCTTTAGTGGTCCAGTCTACAAAGCTCTCAGCATCTTTTACGTCAGAAGCGTTCACGTTGTTCAAAGTATTCAACAAGCGTTGATTTGTCTCAAACTCTTGACGAACTGTCTTCATCTCTGTTGGTCCAAGAATCTGACCGGTAATATCACGGTATGCACCAGACTTACCTACAGGACCCGGAGTACCTACACCGCCTTCTCCAGCACCGGCAGCTTTAGCCGCACGAGCTGCCTCTCTGTCTTGTTTTCGAGAAAGTTCTTGTAAGATTTTATCTGCAGAACCGTATTTAGACACAATACTAATAATTTCTGAGTCTTTAGCGCCTCTCGCAACAGCTTCAGACAATTCAGCACGTAGTTTCTCTTCGTTAGCAGCAGACAACTCAGCTTTAGAAATATCAGCTTTAGTCTTCTGTAAACCTAAACCAGTTTGTTCACGCTTATCAGCTTCGGCAATCGCCATCATTGCTTCTTGCGGAGCAAAATCTTTAATCGCAGCCGCTAACTGACGCAACCCATCTGGAGTTGTGATATTAATCTGAGACGCAACTTGTTTAATCTTTGATGCTTTAGCAAGTTCAGGGTCTTCCATACCTAATAGACCACCAACACCACGACCAAAAGCTCTTGTTCCTTGCAAAATAGCAAGTTTAGATTGCTGCATTGGGTCTAACTGAACCGCTCTATAATCCTGAGCATATTCTCGTTCTTGTTGCTGACGCTGTAATACAGCAGGGTCAACACCGAATAAACCGCCTACAATATTATCAGCCATTATTTACCTCCTAATAGATTACTGAACCAGCTACTACCACCACCGCCACTGTTGCTCCAGTTTCCAATACCTGCATCTTGTTCCGCAAGCATACGAGTCTGTTCGCTTCCTGCATTAGTTCCATAATATTGTGCAGTTGCTTGATTAGGAGTTCCTGCCATAAAACCGTTACCTAAAGACTGGATAGAGCTTCCAATACCTTGTAGACCAACAGCCATCGGACTATATCCTTGATACTGTGCATAAGACCTAGCAGCAGCTTCTTGAGGTTGTAAGTATAACTGACCTTGACGAGCGCCAGCTTGAGCATACTGATTAGCTAAATCAATACTGAGTTTGTAAGGGTCTTGACCCATTGCTTCAGTTTTACTTAACAGACCTAACTGAGCTTCTAACGGAGCATAGCCAGCAGTTGTTAACTTAGGTACTTGACCTAGCAACTCACCACCAGTACCAAACAGACCAGCACCCATACGTAAATCTTCGGCAAAGCGTTCACGAGCCAGTTGTGTACCAGCTTCGGAAGTTCCGAGACCTTGTGTGCCATAACCAAGACTTACACCTAAATTCTGCAACATATTAGCACGTTGAGTTGCTTCAGATTGCTGCTGTGTAGCTAATCCTTGACCTAACATACCTAAGCCGAGTGTCTGACGCTGTTGAGCAGCTTGTTCAGCACCTGCAGCAATTTGACGGTTAGTATTAGCAAGAGAGTTGTAGTAAGCAGCCATCTCTGGATTAGTTGCCTGTAAACCACCTGCAGATGTGCCACCAACAGCTAAACCAGCACGACCTGTTTGGAATGTCTGATTACGTAGTTCAGCTAACTGCTGTTCTTGACTTGGAGCCAAAGCAGCTTGTTGTGTTCTAATGTATTCTGCACGAGCTTCTTCTGGAGACTGAGCTAAGTAACCTGCACCGGTTTGACGGAGCTGTTGAGCATAAGCCTGTGCTTCAGGAGTTGCACCAGTTTGGAATGAAGTAGGCATCAAACCTTGCTGTGCAAGACGATACTGTTCTGCTAACGCTTGAGCTTCTGCAGAACCTGTACGTGATGTATCGGTAGGAAGGAGTTGACCACCTAAGTTAAATAGACTACCAGCACCGCCATAAAGAGACTGAGCAGCTTGAGAAACCTGTGTAGGGTCATACGCTCCCATTTGAGCAAACAAACGCTGTTGCTGTGCTTGAAGTTCTGGAGATAGCTGATAGCTTCCTTTACCGTCTTCAAACTTAGACGTACCGAACGCAGTTGTCATTCCATAAGGAGTGAACGCTGCCATTGCAGAAGCTCTATCGGCAGCAGCTCGTAATGCTTCTGCTTGTCCTTTAGCAGCGTCAGCAGCTTTAGAACCTCCAATCACGCCACCAACTGTACCGACTAAACCGCCGATTGCTGAAGTAAAACCACCCATTATAGACTCCTACTATATATGTGATACATTTGTTTATCCTGTCCTACAAAATCTTGTTTAAATTTAAAACCTATTGATTTACCAAACTTTACTAATTTCTTATTATCTTCATGTGCTATAGCGACAAGCGGAACAGATACTAAGTGTTGTAATAAATTTAAATCTTCTAAATACTTTACTTTTATCTCTGGAGTCCATTTACGAACATCAGAGTGAAACCATATTAAGTTGTCATGTAACTCTAACAACATTGTATAGTGTTCACGAATGACAACAGGTACTTTAGCCATTAGGTCTTCATAATATATGCAAGTGCATAATATGGAGGACGGTTCTCATGTCCTAAACCACCGCCGGTGCCGTTACCTGTAGTGCCTGATACAGTTACTGTATGTGTATGGTTTGCAGAGATACCTGATGTTGTACCAGAATAAGTGTGGCTGTGGTCTGCACTAGCGTTACCAATACTAATACCTGTAGTAGCTGCTGCTGTTGCAGTTAATACAGATGCTTGAGAACCGTCTGTTCTTCCTTGTTGTCCTGTATTTCCTTGTGCTATTATATTGTTTGAGAAACCGTGAGCGTGTCCCGGGTCGCTTACACCGTGACTGTGGGTATTACTTTGACCACTAGAAGTACCACTAAATGTATGTGTATGGTCGTTGCTGACAGCACTGGTTGTTCCTGAAGCAGATACGGTATGTGTGTGGCTTGGAATCATTGTAGCGTCTAGCGTGACAGAAGCAGCACCGCCTGTAGCGCCAACAGCATAGCTAGAACCAGCACCAACTACGAATCTATCCCGTAAGTCAGGAGTAGAGTTTGCACCGTTACACAGCACCCAACCAGTAGGAATAGCAGAGATAGCTCCAGACCACAAAGTAATAATACCTGCAGGAACTAGACCAGCAAGTCCAGCCGCAACAAACGAAGTGTTTGCTAGTTGAGTTGTGTTTGCACCGTAAGTTGCAGTAGGAGCAGATGGAGTACCTGTCAATGAAGGACTATTAGTATCTGCTTTAGATGAGATAGCATTGGCAATAGCATTGTATTCATTATCAATGTCAGTGCCTTTAATAATCTTGGCTGGGTCGGTTGTTACTAAGCTATCTTTGATAGCAAAGTTTGTGCTTTTTACATAATTACTCATGCTGTTTTCCCTGATGCGTAGAATATATCAATCTTTTGAATTGACAATGAACTTCCGTTAATATCTGCTTCAAATCCAATTTGTACTACTTTTCCGTTACCACTAAGGTTTGTCTTTGTTTTTACTAAGTCAATACCGTCGC